GACTAACGACATCGTTGGTGACTTAAACCTGTTGGCCACGTCAGACTTTGTTGCAGACTTAAACCTTATGGCAACCGCCGCTGCTGTGGCTGACCTAAGCACAGTTGCTGATAACGATGCCAACATCACCACAGTTGCTGGTATCTCTTCAGATGTAACCACAGTGTCTGGCATTTCCAGCGCAGTGACTACAGTAGCTGCTGATGGCACCGACATTGGTGTGGTCGCTGGTATTTCATCTAACGTATCTACAGTCTCAGGTGTATCAGGTAATGTTACAACAGTAGCAGGTATTAGCGGAAACGTAACCACTGTTGCTGGTATTTCCGCTAACGTCACAGCGGTTGCTGGAGATGCAGCAGACATCGGCACAGTTGCGACTGACTTAGCTGGTTCTGATAATATCGGAACAGTTGCTGGTTCTATTTCAAATGTGAACACAGTCGGCGGCAGTATATCAAACGTAAATACTGTTGCGGGTATTAATGCTAACGTAACAACCGTCGCTGGTATCTCCTCTGATGTGTCTACAGTAGCAGCGGATGGAACAGACATCGGTGTAGTATCTGGTATTTCATCTGACGTTTCTACCGTCTCAGGCATATCAGGCAACGTAACGACAGTAGCTGGTATAAGCTCTAACGTGTCTAGCGTCGCAGGTATTGCTGCTAACGTCACTTCTGTGGCGGGAGATGAAGCTGACATCGGAGTTGTTGCTGGAGACCTTGCTGGCTCAGACACAATCGGAACAGTCGCTGGAGCAATATCTAACGTAAATACAGTTAGTGGTTCTATTGCCAGCGTGAATACAGTTGCGTCTAACCTAACAACAGTAAACGATTTTGCTGCACGATACAGGTCAGGTGCTACAGACCCTACGTCTAATAATGACGAAGGAGATTTGTTCTACAACACAACCAGCGATAGCCTAAAAGTTTATACTGGCTCTGCATGGGAGCAAGGCGTTACTGCTGGCTCTGGATTCTTGCCGCTTACTGGTGGTGGCCTCACAGGCAACCTTACCTTCTCTAGCACTCAGACAGTTGATGGCCGCGATTTATCTGTGGATGGTACTAAGCTCGACGGTATCGAGAGCGGTGCTACTGCTGACCAAACCAAAGCTGACATCGATGCCCTTAACATCAACGCTGATTTGTTAGACGGACAGCAAGGCTCATACTACACGGGCTATACAGACACTGCTGTTTCTAACTTAGTTGATTCATCGCCTGCTGCTTTGAATACTCTGAATGAACTCGCGGCCGCACTTGGTGATGACGCTAACTTTGCAACTACTACAGCTACATCTCTTGGTGAGAAATTGCCTAAAGCTGGCGGTGCTATGACTGGTGCTATCACTACGAACTCAACCTTTGATGGTCGTAACGTATCTGTAGATGGCGCTAAGCTCGACGGTATTGAAGCGGGTGCTAACGTAACAGACACAGCTAATGTAGTCGCAGCACTAACCGCTGGTTCAAACATTACAATCGCTGCTAACGGAACCATTGCTGGTGCTGCGCAGTACACTCACCCTACTCATGCTGGCGATGACGCTAGTGTAGACACAGGCGCTCTGAGTGGTGCTACAGTTATCTCTGACTTAGACTTCAATATCACTACAGATACTCTTGGTCACGTCACAGACGCTAACGCTACGGTTGCTACACGTAACCTTACACTAGCTAACCTTGGGTACACTGGTGCGACTAACGCGAACTACATCACAAACAACAACCAGCTATCTAACGGTGCTGGCTACACAACAAGCGTAGGCGATATTACGGGCGTGACTGCTGGAACAAACCTGACGGGCGGCGGCTCAAGCGGCGGCGTTACAGTAAACTTGACTGCATCTCCAAATATCACGTCTTTAAGTGTTGGAAGTTCTGAAGTCATTAGCTCTGGTCGCCAGCTTAAAAACATTGCGTCTATTGATGCGACTACGGCAACTGCTATTGGTGCTGCTGGTGTTGGTGGCGGGTACGACCCCGTTACTGTGACAGGGAACGCACCCTCTCTGAACGTAGGCAATAACAATTTCTTTGATCAGACGGCTGGATTAGTAAACGGGGATACAACGGTCAGTTTTACCAACGTACCAACAAACGCTTACTGGCAGTATTCTTTTGTACCCAAGGTTGCATCCAGTTACTCTTTCACTCTGGGTAACGTAGCACTTCTCAACCAAGACTCTACAAACATTAGCCAACCTTATGGTCTTTTTGTAAAACAAGACGGTTTGCGTATTTACTCATGTGACGACAGTTCCGACACTATCAAGCAACTAAATTACGCTAAAGCTTGGGATTTTACATCGAGCTCAGTTTTAAGGCAGACTACGGGTATGGGTTTCCAGCCTGCTGGTATTTTCTTTAAGCCAGACGGTCTTACTTTCTACACAATGAATTACAACGGCTCTGTAAGACAGTACACTTTAAGTACAGCTTGGGATATACAATCGTCACGAACTCAAGTTTATACTACTAGCGTTTCTGGCAGGTACGGCAAGGACCTCTGGTTCAACAACACTGGCACAAGAATGTTTGTGTTCGGTGAAACGCATGGCGTCTCTCAATTCTCATTAAGCTCAGCTTGGAATGTTAACTCGGCAAGTTTTGTGCGCTCTAAAAAGTTTTCTTCACCTCGTACAGTAGACCTTTGGGGTGGCGCTTTAAGTCAGGATGGGACAAAACTGTATACTATTGGGCGAGACGGGCCACAAAAAGTAGAAAGATTTAACTTGAGTACGGCTTGGAATATAAGCACAGCCAGCTTTGCAGATTCCTTTTCCCACCAAGGCGGCGCTATTTCAGGGGGTATGGACTTATCAGATGATGGGTCACGATATACGACTATTTCGTTGAGCTATGGTGGCTCTATGAAAACTTGGGTTGCGGGACCAGTAGCATCAGCAACATTCCCATCTTCAATTACCAACCCTGCTAGCTTACCCAGTACCGAACTCAACGGTTTATATACAATAGACTTCCAGACTAATAATGGCGGCACGGATGTGCAAATTATAGGAGTTTCAGAAACATGAGTATTGAACTAGTCAAAATAGTTGATGGTACACCTATTCAGTACGGCACGTCTGAATTTCGTGCGGATAATAAATACACGACTTACGGAGAACATGTATCAGATGCGCATCTAAATGCTCAAGATGTGTATAGAGTGCAGAGTGGCGTCAAGCCTGATGAGGCAGTGGGGTTTGATGTGGTCGAGGATGGCTTCCCTGTTCTTACTGAAGGTGTTTGGTTGCAGAATTATACCTCTGTAGCGAAGGGTGCTGATGATGCACGTACCTTGCGTAACGACCTCCTAACCGAAACAGACTGGTGCGCTAACTCTGATGTTATAATGTCAGACGACATGACGACATACCGTCAGGCACTACGTGACATCACGGACCAAGATGGTTTCCCAACTAACATTACATGGCCTACGAAGCCGTAACTGAGGTCAAGCAATGGATAAGAGAACAGTAGCATCGGCGCATGAGCGCATTGACGGCCTTGAAAAAGAGGTGATTGCTATAAAGACTGAGGTTAAAATCCAGTTCAAGGATTTGTTTACTCGCGTTAAGCGCATGGAATCTATCATGCTTGCAGCCACTGGCTCTATCATTGCACTCTTAGTAACTGTGCTAATGAAAATGGGATAGGCTTTAGCTATGGCTGTGCTTGAAACAATCATGGCAGCCAACGCAGCGTATGGGGTCATCAAGACCTGCTTAGCGAATGGCCGCGAGGTCAAAGGCATGGTGGGTCACGTTGGAAAGTTCCTCAATGCCGAAGCTGATCTTAAAGACGCAGTAGAACGTAAGAAGAAAAATCCTCTTACAGCTATAACAGGTGGGGCCGAGGGTGATTGGGAAGAGTTCCAAGCCCTTGAAGACATTAAGGAAAAGCGACGTGAGCTCGAGTCTTGGTGCAGATTGTATGCGCCTTCTGGCACTTGGGACCGCTGGATAGCTTGGCAGGCTGAAGCGCGTAAGGCTCGCCGTGCAGCGCAGAAGCAAAAAGAAAAAGAACGCGCAGAGCTAATGCAAGCTATCGCTTGGTCCTTGAGTGGGCTGGCTAGTCTTGGTGGCGTTGGTGCGTTGTTGTTTTTTCTTGGTCGATACATGGAGAAGTGGTGATGTGGGTTCTCGTCTGGATGCAGCTAACAACCGTCGTTACGCACTTCGAGATCGGTCAGTACGTTTCCGAAAATGATTGCTTTACTCAACTGACAAAGGCAACTGTACTCGTGACCAAGAACAATGAGTACCTGCATTGCTTTAGGATTAAGGTTGATGGCTAATATGAAAGATGCAGAAATTATTAGTCTGTTTGATAAGAACCTAGAAGTTGTCATTGAAGGGCTAGCTGCCAAGTCGGGTCGCAATTTTGCAGAGGTTTTAAAACTCTTACAGTCGAAAAGGAATTGATATGACACAGTTCGAGAAAGCTGACCTAAACAAAAACGGAAAGATCGACGAGGTTGAGTGGCAAAAGCTGGCGCTCGAAGATCGTTGGCGAGAGATGAATGACAATGACGCTAAGCGCGACACACAGCGCCGCCTGACCACAGCTTGTGCTGCTGGTATGCTGTTGTACCCCTTTGCTATCGTAGCGGCCTCTGCGCTTGGCTTAGACAGTGCTGCTAAATTGATCGCTGATATCGCTACTGTGTATGTTGTTGCTG